GGTAAGTTCAAGTGTTCTATCAATGGACAGAAGTTTACCACTACAAAGCAGTCTTACATCGAGTATATGTACAAGCAAATCACTGGTGTTAAGGCTACATTTAAGCAGATCGAGGCCATGCAGAAGGCTGCTCCTGCAGAGAAGTTCGGTATTAATCAGCGTTTTGGCTTTGTTGAGAAGATCGTTGGTATGGTTGCTAACGGTGTTCAGCCATCAGCAGTGATCACCGGTCAAGGTGGCTTGGGTAAGACATACACCGTTATGAAAACCTTGCAAACAGCGGGTTTGCTCGATTACACAGAATTGGTTAGCAAATTGCCTGTTGGTTCTAAGGTTGACATGACTAAGTGCTTTGTCCAGATCAAGGGTTACTCTACACCTAAGGGTCTCTATCGTACATTGTTCGAGAATCAGAATGCAACCATTGTGTTCGACGATTGTGACAGCATTCTCAAGGATCCAGTGGCTCTTAACCTGCTCAAGGGTGCTCTTGACTCCTATAGCAAGCGTATCATCAGCTGGAATGCAGAGGGCTTCGGTAAGGATGATGAGCTGCCACGTAGCTTCGAATTCCGCGGTCGTATCGTATTCATCAGCAACATGGATCAGGACAAGATCGATCAGGCTATCCGTAGCCGCAGTATGATGATTGACCTGTCCATGACAGATGATCAGAAGATTGACCGTATGGAACACATCGCTGAATCAGATGAATTCCTCCCTGAGTATGATGCTCAGATCAAGGCAGATGCATTGGCTCTGATCCGAGAGGTTAAGGATGATGCTAAGGAGATCAGTCTCCGTACATTGATCAGTGTTGCTAAGATTCGCGCTGCCAATCCAAAAGATTACAAAGATTTGGCAGTGTATGTGCTGACTAATTGATTGAGTCAGAGGTTGGGTGACTGACCTCTTTTCAGAAACAGAGGTATCAGTGGACTGGATCCACAGTAATACCTCTGTTTCTTTTTTTATTTTACAGAATTACAGCAGAGGAATAGGCTAAAACGCAGTAGGGGCTAAGGTTCCCTTTTAGTTGGGTATCCCCCTAACGGTACTGTTTTCGCGTTTGTGAAACCACAGTAAAACTACAGAAAATTTCTAAAATCCCCGGGACAAAAAAAATCCCCCAGGAAAAAATTCCCTGGGGGATGAGCAGCTTTATTCAGTTGTTATACAGAATTATATTGGGGCTCCCGCTCTTGCCCATGTGTCTTGCTCATCGTACTTCGTTGATTTAGCAGAGACAACAGCAGTTGATGAGGATTTAACTATAGTAGAACCGCCTCCACCACCTGCAACAATCACTGGTTGTTGAGACGCCTGAGCCTGAGCATTTGCATTATCAGCCTTAACAGCAGTATTCTCAGCAGATGCACCAGCTAGGGATTCACCTGTCTTTGGATCCATACCAGCAAATTCATATACAGAATCTGGGATTGCCTTACCTGCCCAATAAGACATAGATGTCATATCAGAGGATGGTTTAGGTAGAACTGCTCTAAGGGCAGATTTGATGAATTCTTTCGCCATATCACCAATCGCTAGGAGTTTAGCACCCATATTTTTCGCGAGGTCGACGCCTGAATTAAAGAGGTTCACGACCCAATCGATCATACCCTTGACGAAGTCGAAAAATCCGCTGACACCCTGTTCAATTAACTTTTCGAACGAGAAGGAGTCTAGGAACTTAGAGGCATTCTCGAAACCTAGAAGATTAAGGATCCAACTTAGACCGTCCTTGAGCAAGTCTAGTAATCCACCGATTAGGCCATTCAATAGACCAGTGATACCACCAGAGATAGCACCAAAGAGCTTGTCCATAAAACCGCCCTCTGTCTTATTCCAACCATCCATCGCACCAGAAACAAAGTCAAAGATAGACATGATAACCTGGAGTGGGACCGCTAACTTACCTAAAATTTTTCCGAAGTTCTTGAAGAAAGAGATAAGCGGGTCGAAGAATGTGAATGCACCCTTCAATGACTTAAAGACATCATCAATCATGCCTCCCCCACCCTTAGAGAAGATCTTCCCAATGAAAGAATCTGGGCCGAACATCATATTAAAGATACCCTTAATATCGGTCCATAGGTTAGCAATATCCTGACCTAGTTCCTCGAACCTAAAGACATTCTTAATGCCTTCCTTCATAGAGGTAAAAAATTTCGCGATCTGCTCGCCAATGCCTGATTTAAAGAAGTCGCCAATGAAAGACCATGCCTTAGCAAAGCCCTCAGTGATGAATGCCTTAACTGCCTTAAAGTTCTCTACTGTCTTGGTCCAGATGCCACCGAAAAATTCGCCGACCTTTGTGAAGACCTCTGCGACCTTCGTCACAAGTCCACCAGTCTTTGCATCAACCCATTTTAAAACCTTACGGATCATGCCTAAGGCTTTTTCACCTAGGACTGACCATAGTTTATAGAATGACTTGACATACTCAGTAATAAATGCAACACCACCAGAAACTAAACCAGCAATTAATGCACCTGCAAGACCAAGCCAGGAAAATTCACCCTTAGCTTCAGCTTTCGCCTCTGCCTTTGGTTTAATCCCCTTTAATGCCTCGAGGATGTCCTCTTGCATCTTGTCATGTTCTTTGTTAATCTCGAGGTTCTTAAGGTTATTGCCAACCATAATCTCCTTGATTGCAACAATACCCTCAGCAGCATCATTCATGTTATTGGCAATGTTGCGCAGGATGAATTCAGAGGAAACTGAATCTAATCTTATCTCCTCCTGAATCTTGGCTGATTGCTGAACCGCTGTGATCAATTCTTGGATATTTGACCCAGAGGTTACATACTTAGCTTTACTCATGTTCTGCCTTATTTCTTATACTTGTTATTGAGAGCCTTCATACGCTCGTTTTCTTCTTTAATGTATTCGATCAACAATGCAACATAAATTTCTCTCTCCCACGGCAACATATTGTCAAGTTCAGTTAGACTATACTTGTGATGTTGCATCATAATAAAATTGGCCGTGTAATGATTGGCCAAATTATCGTGAGAGAGACTTAGACGAAAAAATTCTGCAAACCCTCGAGTACAACATCATTGTGTGTGCCACATGCTGTACAATCGAAAGATACATCCTTCTTCAACTTAGGGATACCCTCAAAGAAATTCTTGATCTTCTCAAATTGTTGTGAACTTAGGGACTCGACAAACTGGTCGATATCCTTACGATCTAGGGTTGAGGCTTCATAGACATTCTCAGCATCAAAGATTGCATCAATACATGACACAATGATACTAAATGTGGCTGTCACCTCTGAATCAGACTTCTGACCAATGATCTTATTAATATCTGCAGTTGTTGGATACTTAAGCATCACACCAACTTCATCTGTAATCATAACCTTTGGATTAGAAACTGTACTTGTATCAATCTCAATCTCATCTAGATTGACAATAATCTCGTGCTCTACTGCACATGACTTACACTTATAACCAACTTTAGTTGTTTCACCCACTGACTTAGAACGAAGCTTAAGGAAAAGCAATTCTAGTTCAGCAGTTGGGAGTTTACGAGCTTCAACCTTATTAAAGGTACATGCCTCGATAATATCTTGCGTGGCTTTTAGAATCTGCTTTTCATCGCGTGACTCCATAGCCATCATAAGAATTTTTTCTTCCTTAACTAAGTAAGGGCGGTACTCAACTGTGCGCTTACTTAATGGAAGCTCCACTTCAAACTTCGCTGAGTTAATAATAATTGGTAAAGACATAATATACTCCTAATAATATTAAAGACCAAAGGCCTTGAGTGTTTTTGATGCTGATCCAAGGAGAACCTTGCCTTTGGACAACACCGATTCTACGAAACCTTCTTCTGACCAATCGTCATAAGATAGTGTAATGCTCATCTTCTGGGTTGCATTCTCCCCAGCGTTAGTCAATTCATAACCAGTAATGGTTGTTGGAAATGCGTTCTTCAATGTACATGTATAAACAGGAACATCGCGTTGGTCTAATTGTTGAATGATAATGTCAGTTACATAATCTGACTTATATTTCATGATGCCATTTCTACGATCAAACATAGAGTTAAACCATGTTTCAAAATACTTTTTCATAAAATGATCATTCGTAATATGGAATGTCATTGTTACATCATCATTGATGTAGTTGTATGGCATCTTCTTTGTAAGAATGCCAGCAGTAAAATCGTTTGTAGAGATTTGACGACCAGGTAATGTTACGCTATCACAGAGGATAGAGACATCGCGTGGATCATTAAATGTTGGTGACTTAACACCTTGACCAAATGCTTTAGCGATTAAACCTTGAACATCAAAGCTAATTAGTGGCAATGCCATGTAAACCGCGAAACGGTTTTGTGGTGTTAAACCACCGCGTTTGCCAATTACGGACTTGAACTTATCAATTTCCATTATGCTTTATATCCTGTGATTATCTTTTTAGATTCTCGCCATACTGCTTGTTTTCTAGAACCAATGAATTTTTCAGTTGGTAAGAAGATAGCCAATTCCCACTCTGAGGATGGTACCATCATAATGCGTGATTGTACTTGAGAAAATAAGTAATGTTTAAAACAAGGAGCGAAAGCTTTTAATCTACCAACAGATGTCAACATATGATAGTTGAATTTCATCTTTGTTGTTTCATCCCACTTGTCATTATTTGTAGTTTCCATTAATTTGTCTAGGAAACGGGCTCGAACCATTGGTTGAAGATAATGCAAGTTTAAACCATAGAAACCGCCTTCAGCAGGACCAACTGCAATCATTAATGGGAATTTATCCCAATATGGAAGTGTATCAGCATGTTTTGCATCATATAGAAAATGATACATGAAACCTGGTCGGAATGAAGTCTTCTTGTAAAAATGTGGGTCCTTCAACATCTGCATAGCATTGATGTTGCCATTCATGGATTTTACTTTTTGAGTAAACCATTTATGAGACGCCATTGTACGCTCAGGTACATCAATACCTGTACGTAGTTTATCGAAATATGATGTATTAGCCATACATCTATTTATGTCAATAACCTGATGCCCATTGCTTTAATTGTGTCTTCGGTCCAGATCACAAATTGCCAACCACGATCACGTGCATACTCATCAGCAGCTTTCCATTTGCATTGATTCTTTACATATGTGCGTGCTTCTTCCAAATAACGTTTAGTTTGTCTACTTGGCTTTTTAGGTGGTAGTGTTTGGGCCTTCGGTTTAATCTCAACGAGAAATGTACCTTGAGCAGTAGTGTATTTGATGTCTACAAAATAACGATGGTATTTTTTGTCCAATGGAAGATAATATGGAACAACTATCTCCTCACTTGACCATTTTAAGACCTGATCGTTCATATCACACCAGCGCATGCATTGCATTTCCCAATGGGAACGATAGACGATATTCTTAAAATCGCCTTCATATTTCGCTGGATTTTTGGGTCTAAAGAAACCTTTGTAAGTTGCCATATAAATAAGAGAGTCGGTATCTATAAAAAGAGAATATTCAATATGCCATTCAGTCTATCAGACGTTAAAGACTTCGCAAAAAATACGTTATCTAGTATGCTTCCAATCAATGCGCTTGGAAGCAAGAATCATTTGCGCTATTTGCCTGATGGTGATAAGCACAAGAACGTAGTTAAGTTTGAAGCAATCGGTCGAATCAAAAAGAGCAGTATACTCGATTTTAGAGTAGCTAAATTTGCCGAACAGGCACTTGGATCTGTAACTTTATATATGCCTGCGAATTTAACTGTAGCAGATACACTAAGTTATGACAATGCTGATACTGGTGCAGGTGGAGAATTGATGAAAGCTGGTGGTTCAGCTGGTTCTTTTGGTGAAGCAGCAGATACTCTTAAAGATCAATCTAAAGGCATCATGCAAACTGCAACAGCTAATGCAGTTGGTGCAGTATCACAATCTAAAGGTATGATGGGTGGTGCAGCAAGTCAAGCTATTATCGAACGTGGTGAAGTTGTTAACCCTCATACACAAATGTTATTCAAAGCACCAGCGCTTCGTCAATTCCAGTTTAACTTCAAGATGATGCCACGTTCTAGACAAGAAGCATTAGAATGTGTTGATATCGTCAAGTTTTTCCGTATTTGTGCATATCCAGAATTAGCGACACCAAGTACCGGTAAAGAAACTGTTAACATGTCTACATTCTTATTCCCTGATTTATTCAAGATTACATACATGACAAATGGTCGTGTTAACAAACACTTGATTAAAATTATGGAATCATATTTAACATCAGTTACTGTAAACTATAATGCCACATCACCAACATTCTTTGATGATGGTATGCCATCTGAAATTGATCTTGCATTAACATTCCAAGAATCGAAGGCACTAAATAGAAACTTGATCGTAGAGGAAAAGTACTAATATGTCATATTATTTCCAAGGGTTTCCAACAATCAAGTATGATATTAATGGTGATGGCAAATTAGTTGATGTCACTGATATTTTTAGATCAGTTCGTATCAAACCAAGTATGCGTGATAATATCATGCTTTATACATCATACACTATTCAAGATGGTGAACGCCCAGATCATGTATCAATAAAGTTATATAATTCAATTGATTATTATTGGACATTCTTCATGATTAATGAAGATTTAGTAAATCTTTATACAGATTGGCCGTTATCAACTCTTGAATTATATAATTTAATTGTTAGAAAATATAGTGGATTCGTCTTAACATCTGACAATGACTTTGCATCAAAATTCCAGCAGAATGAACGAATTCGTGGATTATTATCAGGTGCAACTGCAACGCTTCTAGAAAAAGATATTAACACAGGCATTTTAAAGATTGATAATATTGTTGGTGAATTTACTGATGGAGAACTTATTGAAGGTTTAACATCAAATGATAACTTAACAATTGGTGGTCAAAGACCATTTAAAGATGTGGCTCATCACTATGAAGATGTTAACGGTAATGTTGTTGGTCGTTTTCAAGTTGGTGCATACCCAATTACTAATGAAGAATGGGAATATGCAGTTAATGAAAAGAAAAGTGTGATTCAAGTCATTAAACCACAACATATATCTAAAGTTGCGCAAGAATTCTTCAACCAAATTAATCCAGAACAAGAATAATGTCATTAGGTAAATTTGATTATTCAATTGACTCGGTATCGCTAGAGTCATCTACAGGTGAAACACTTGAAATTAAAGATATTGTCATTTCACTTGACATATATGAATCTCTGTTCACACCTTATATTAAAGCTGAATTGGCCGTGGTTGATGCTGCAAACTTTTTGGAAACAGCACCAATTTTAGGTCAAGAGAAAATTACTCTTAAACTTACTGAAGGTGGTAAGAAATTAACTAAAGTATTTTACGTTGGTTCAATTTCTAACTATATTAGAGGCAATAATCAGGCTGCGATGTATAATATTAAGCTTATTACACCTGAACAGATGATGAATAGTTTAACACTAGTATCACAAGCATATACTGGTAAAGTTTCTAAAGCAATTGATGATATTGTTCGTGATTATTTGAAGGGTAAAATTAAAACCATCGAAGAATCTGTTGGAAATTATAAAGTTATTGTTCCAAATTGGAATCCATTTCAAGCAATTGATTGGTTAACACGCAAAGCGATGGATAGTAAGCAAACACCATTTGCTTTTTATGAAACTTTCAATGATGGATTTGTTTTAGAGTCTTATACTGCGATGATGGCAAAACCTACGTACAATAAGTTCGTACATAAAGGTGGAACTGATACAAAGAATGATAGTGAACAATTGCAAGCGTCATTTAACGTTGCAATTGAATATAATTTGGAAGAATTTTCGAATACTTACAAAAATACGCTTCGTGGAGCATTTGGTTCTGCGATGCACACAGTTGATATTGGTACTAGAACATATAAACTCTTAAAATACGATTGTTTAGATGATTTTGAGAAGAAACCACACTTGGGTAAACAACCATTTATTAACGAAAAGTTTAAAGTACAAGATAAATCAATCAACAAGTATGATTCTGTTCATCACGTTGCATTTAAAAATAGCAAAGCATTTGCTGAAAATCCAGCAAATAACTATTCAAATGAAGCGGAATTTACAAAATTGGCGACAGATCCATACATCTATCAGCTGTCAATGACTAAAGTTAATATGACAGTGCGTGGTCGCATAGATTTAACTCCTGGAAAAATTATTGAATTCGAAGTAGATCGTGATAGACCTACAATTAGAGGTAACACTAAGGATTCTAACGAATATATTTCTGGTCGTTATTTAGTATTGAATGTCCACCACAAAATGCTCGATGGAAAATATAGTATTATTATGGATTGCGTTCGTGATTCTATTGATAAAAAGGCAAAAGTACGATAATGAAAAATTACATGAATTGGTTTACGGGTGTTGTTGAAGATCGTGTCGATCCACAAGAACTTGGTCGTGTGCGCGTACGTATTTTCGGTTTACACACTGATGATATTGGAAAAATCACAGTCGGTGATTTACCATGGGCTCACGTGATGATGCCTGTGACATCAGCATCAATTTCAGGTGTTGGTTTTTCTCCAACTGGTTTAGTTGAAGGTTCATGGGTTGTTGGTTTCTTTGCAGATGGTGAAGATTGTCAAGATCCAATTATTCTCGGATCAATTCATGGTTATCCATCACAAAATGCAAATGAACGTAGTGCATTTAAAGACTTTGAAGGTAGATATCCACGTTGGTACAATGAAACTGACGTTTCTAAAGTTGCTCGTGGAAGTTGGAAAGAACATCAATCATATTTCGCACGATACGGTGAAAAAGTTACAGGTATTGAGAAGGCAACTGCGCCTAATTTAGAAACTGTATCATCAACTGCGAGTGCTGAGACGCGTGAAACGTGGGATGAACCAGAACCAAGACGCGGTGTTGCAGGTTCATATCCATTCGTGCACACATTTGAATCAGAATCTGGCATTGTTCGCGAGATTGATGACACAAATGGTAATCCACGTATCGTAGAATATCACCCAGGTGGAACTTTTTATGAAATTTTCCCAGATGGCGATAAATTGACTAAAATTTCAGGTGACAATTATGAAATTGTGATCCACGATGAAAGTATTCTCATTCGTGGTAATCAAACTATCACAGTTGAAGGTAGCGCGCGTCATTTAGTGAAAGGTGACTACACAATGGAAGTCACTGGTGATTATAATCTCAAAGTTCATGGAAATCGCAATACAAAAGTCACAATGAATGATAATTTCGAGATTGTTGGTAACTTTAACTTAAACGTTAAGGAAGATTTTCTTACTCGTGTAGGTAATAATCAACAATTGATGATTGGTGTTGATAAAACTGAATCAATTGGTGGAAAATCATCATTATCAGTTACTGGAGCAACAGATTTTATCCATATGGACACGCTAAGTATCTTTTCAAATGGTGCACAGTCAATTACGACTAATAATACGCAATTATTGCAATCAAAATCAGGTTTAACGTTCAATTCACAAGCAAATTGGACTCTAAAGTGTAATGCAGCGCTATCAATGGATGTAAGTGGTACGATTGGTATCAAATCTGGTTCATCTATGACAACTGAATCAACATCAACACTAATGAAATCTGGTTCTGCATTTACAGTTAACGCAGCAGCTATCGCATTGGATTAATATATGGCAGTCGAAGTTACAATCCCAGAATTACCAAATATTCCGCCTAAGCTACCAAATTTAGATGATTTAGTAGCAACTACACCAGCAGTTGATGTTCCAACTACTGCTGGTGTTTCTCCGTGCGGTGCAAACGCAGCATTAGAAGAAGCATTAGCTGGAATTGATTCACTTAAAGAAAAACTTTCAGCTGGATTAGATTCACTCACTGATGTCGGTGCTTTGACAGAAAAAGTTAAAGCAAAACTTGCTGAAGTGAATCCAGTAAAACCGCCATCTGTTAACTTGCAACAAGAACTTGCAGGTTTAAGTAGTTTAACGCCTGAAGAATACAATGCAAAAGTTGCAGCATTAAAAAAACAGTTTGGTGATACAGTTCCAGATCTTGATAAAATAATTGCAGGCATTCCTAAACCAACTGGAATGAATGCACAAGGTTCCACAGATATTTTTGGCAAGATTAATAATGCGCTTGGAAATGCTGGTGCGGTTTTCCAAAACGTACAAGACAAAATTGCCAATGCATCGTTAGATAGCGTTGTATCTGATATATGTGGAAAAGTTCCTAATGTAGAAACAACACCAAATGGTGATGGCACATATAGTAAACCAACTGAAAAACCTCCTGCGCCGGTTTCTCCAAATAAAAATCCATCACCTGAACCAAAATCTAGTGAACCTCCTGCTCGTGGATTTACATTTAACTTTACAAAAGCAAAATGTATTGCTGCTGGTGGTAAAGCTGCAGGTGATTGGTTTGATGCAATGTATGAAGTGTTACCTAAATATAATATCACAACGCCTGAACGTGTTGCAGCATTCATTGCAAATTGCCGAACAGAAACAAATTGGACAACTCTTGAAGAAAACTTAAACTATAAAGCTGAATATTTGTTCAACAATATGAATCCAGGTCGTGTACGTTTTCCAACATATGAAGATGCATTGAAAGTTGATCGTCAACCTGAAAAGATTGCTAATATTGTCTATATGGTTGGTCGTAAACTTTTAGATCCACAACCAGGTGATGGTTGGAAATACCGTGGTCGTGGTTTAGTGCAATTAACGTTCAAGGAAAACTATCTTCGTGCATCTAAAGCTATTTTTGGTGATGATAGACTAGTAAAAAACCCAGATCAAGTCGCAAAGGATAAATCTATTGCAATTGAGACTGCTTGTTATTATTTTAAGCGTACGAATGTTAATGCTTGGGCTGATAAACAAGATTGGGGCAATTGCCGTAGTATTGTTAATGCAGGTTCACCTGGGAAAGATCCATCAAAGATCCATGGATATGATAC